ATTACTTATCTATGAAGTTTGCACCACAACGAACACAGGAGATGAAGTTGTTGTACGAGGATGAATTAGCAAGAGCATTATCAGAAGATGGTTCTCCAGCTAGTACATTTATTACTCCGAAGACATACTATCCAAATGTATAATGGCTAGATTCGCAAAAGGTAGTAGAGCATTAGCAATATCAGATAGATCTGGAGCAGCTTTTCCATATAGAGAAATGGTAAAAGAATGGACAGGTGCATGGGTACATCAATCTGAATTTGAACCTAAACAACCACAATTAGAACCTCATCCTGTAGGCGCTGATCCACAAGGATTAATGCATGCAAGACCTGCAAGAGTTGAGTTTCCAGTACAAGATATTTTACCTAACAATCCATTTACTACAACAGGTGGATCTCAAACTTTAAGTGTGACTTATCCTTCTAATCAAATTAACGAAGGAACATCTTATGTTAGATTTCAATCTGTTAAAGAAATAGTAGGAGGTGTTGCAATTGCAACTTTAGAATTAGAAACAACTTTAAATGGAGCTATAAATGATGTAGTAACTTCTATTAATTTAGTCGATGCTTCACAGTTTCCAACAAGTGGTTTTTTTATAATTGAAAAAGTAAATCAAGATGCAACTAGTGCAAATTTTGGAAAATATGAAAATGAAGTTATTCAATATACAGGTAAAAATGTAAATCAATTAACAGGCTGTACTACGTCCAGCGCACCTTTTAGAGGAATTACCCCACCAACAACAACAGCCGGTAGTCACCCGAATGGAGCTAAAGTTTTTGGATGTTATCTTGCAACAGCCGTTGCAACTACTGTAGAAGTTGGTCCTACATTACCAAATGGAACACAAGCAACAGAACAACAATTTAATTCTATAACAGTGCCTTTAGTATCTAACGCTGGAAGCACAGCAACAGGAGGCGGTTTTCAGTGTACAATTGGACCCGTAAATGATAGAGCTTAATTATGGCAGGTGTATCAACATATTCATATTCAACATTAGTTACAGCTATAAGAGATTATACTGAAGTAGACGCTAATGTATTTACAGAAACTATTGTTGATGGTTTTATTATGGCTGCACAAAACAGAATTAATTTAGATCTTCCAATGGATTCTGACAGACTTCAAGCAGAAGCACAATTTGCTACTGATTTTAATTCAATTACAATGCCAACAAAATTATTATTTGTTAGAGGTATAGAAGTATATGATTCAACAACTTCTACTACGGGTCCAAGTACATGGTTAGAAAAACGTGACCAAACTTTTATATCAGAATATGTAGGAGAACTAACAGGACCAGAAGGTGGAGCAGCAGCTCAAGATACAACAGGACTTCCTAAGTATTACTCTATGTTTGGTGGTGCAACAACAGGGACCAACACAGCTACGTCTGGTGCTATATATGTAGCTCCAACACCTAATGCTAATTACAAGTATATTATTCACTATAACGCAATGCCTACAGGTTTAGGTTCTGGCGATGATGGTAATTCTAATACTTATTTAAGTAACTATTTTCCACAAGGTCTATTATATGCATGTTTAGTAGAAGCATTTATGTTTTTAAAAGGTCCAACAGACATGTTGACACTATATGAAAATAGATATAAAACTGAACTACAAAAGTTTGCAGCAATGCAACTTGGAAGAAGAAGAAGAGACGATTACACGGATGGTACAGTACGTATTCCAATCGAGTCAGCGCCTCAGTAATTAGGAGATTTTTATGACAATAACATCAGCAATATGTAATTCTTTTAAAGTAGAAATTCTACAAGGTGGTCACAACTTTAATGATGCTAGTGGTGCACCAACAGGTAACGCATTTAAGTTAGCTTTATTTTCAAGTGACTCAGCTTCATTAAGTAAAACAACAACTGTTTATACAGCACCTTCATCTGCTAACGCGGTTCCAACTAACACACTTGAAGTTAGTCAAAGTCAAACTGATGGTGGAGCGTCAAACAGTGGTTATACTGCAGGCGGAACAGCGTTAACAGCATCAGCTGATCCAGTTTTATCTAGTGACACAGCATGTGTAAAATTTAATGATGTTAGTTTTAGTTCAGCTACGTTTACAGCAAGAGGTTGTTTAATTTATAATTCAACAGCAGTTACAGGATTTACAACAAACAGATCAGTGTGTGTTGTTAATTTTGGTGCAGACAAAACTGTAACAAGTGGAACATTCACAGTTCAATTTCCAGCACAGACAGCAGGAAACGCAATCGTTCAGATAGCATAGGAGTAAAAAATGGCTGACGTTACACTGACAGTAACGGGTCTTTCTTCTACTTCATCTTTAGGAGACCTTTCATACACAGGTGTTACTTCAGGATACGGTCGTTATACTTGGGGACAAGCTAACTGGAATGATTCTGCTTTAATTGAACAAGGTTGGGGTAGAGGTTTTTGGAGTGCTGATGGTTGGGGTGATACACCAATTGTTACACTTCCTGGTTTATCAGCATCAACAAATTTAGGAACATTAACTACAGAAATAAAACCTGGTTGGGGTACACTTGACTGGGGTGAAAATGGTTGGGGTACTGTTGAGTCTGCAGTATTTAATTTAACTGGTCTTTCTGCAACTGCTAGTGTTGGAACTCTTATAGCAAAAGATGTTGTAGGCCTACCTGCATTATCAGTTCAAACTGCGATAGGTAGTCTAACTGCATTTTCTAATCACACACTTACATTACCTGCTTTAAGCACTCAATCTAGTGTAGGACTTTTAAGCACCGATGATCATTCAATAGGACTGTCTGGTCTATCAGCTACAAGTGCTGTAGGAAGTTTAACTCCTGCAGATGTAATGGGTATAACAGGTGTGTCAGCTCAAACAGCAGTAGGTGCTATTTCAATTTCATCTAATCCTGTTCATTTATTAACAGGTGTTTCTGCAACAACTTCTATAGGTTCTCTAACAATCGATAATATAACTCCAGCATTGTTAGCTGGTCAATCATCTACAAGTGCAATTGGAAGTTTAACTACTACTCAATTATCTATAGCTAGTTTAGTTGGATTAGGACAAATAGCTACTACAAGTGTAAATGCTGCTGGAATTATATTAAGATATTACGGAAAACTTGATCCTAAGACAAGTACAGGATATAGTACCGAAACACCAAAAACGTCAGTTAGTGGTTACTCTATAAAGACGCCAAAAAACACAACAGGATATACAACTAAAACTCCTGCATAACATGTTTGACTTAAAACTTAATAGACTATATAAATACTAACACTTAGGAGAATAAATAATGGCATCAACTTATACGGATCTCGGTTTAGAGCTAATGGCAACCGGCGAAAATGCTGGGACATGGGGAACAAAAACAAACGCTAACTTACAACTTATCGAACAGTTAACTGGTGGTGTTTTAAGTTTATCTATTGCTGGTGGAGCTGGTAATCAAGATCTAACTATTGCAGATGGTGCATTAACAGGTACAGCTCAACATAGAGTTATAGAATTTACAGGAACAATATCTGGAGCTAGAGTTATTAGATGGCCTCTTCTTACAGAAGCTTTTTATCTTATTAAAAATGGTACTACAGGCGGACACACTGTACAATTAAAAGCAGTTTCAGGTTCAGGTGCAACAGTTACTTTTGCAACAGACGACAAAGGATATAAACTTGTTTACTTTGATGGTGTTGCAACAAACACTGGAGTTTTTGATGCAGGTTTTGGTGCAGGAACTTCAGCAGCTGGATCAAACACACAAGTTCAATTTAATAATTCAGGAGCATTTGGAGCAGATGCTAATTTATTTTTTGATTCAACAGGATTAAATATAGGTTCGCAAAAAGAATTAAGATTACAGGATAGTTCAGGTGGTCAATATATAGGTCAGAAAGCATCAGGAACAACTACGTCGTATACAGTGACGTGGCCGGCAGCGGTAGCAGGAGGAAACGGCTATCTTTTAAAATCAACAACAGGCGGAGTATTATCATGGGAAGAAGCCTCAGCAGGTGGAACTTCATGGCAAGCAGTTAAAACAACTACTTATACGGCTGTGGCTGGACAAGGTGTCTTTGCAAACACATCAGGTGGTGCATGGACTTTAACTTTACCTTCTTCACCAACAATCGGAGATGAAGTATCCGTTATTGATTACGCAGGAACCTTTGACACTAATAATTTAACTATCGGCAGAAATAGTCAAAACATTCAAGGTTCAGCAGCGGACTTAACAGTAGCAACTGAAAGAGCAGGCTT